GAGAGTTGAGAGGGTAACAATTTATCTTTTTATGTTATGATAGTATCATATCATAATATTATGGGGCTGTCAACCCTTTTCTACATATTATTTTTCTTTTCTTGAATTTCTGCTCTGCGTGATTTAGTTAGTTTACCAATTTCACCCAATGCTTTACGTGCACGTGCAGCCGCAGCTTTTACGCCCTTTTCTTCAAATGCAGCGTGTTCTTTAACATATACTTCAATCTGTTCTAAAATTTGATCATGATTTGTCATTGTATTCTCCTATATGACGGTATCTAATTCAACACCGGGTTCAAGTGTTTCTGTTTCTTGTGCAAATGTAGTGAACCCATTTTCTTTAACTACATTCAATACATCACTAACTCGTCCAACAAGTTCGTCTCGGTGTGATACTAAAAATAGTGAACGTCCACTATCTCTAACCATCTTTTTAAGAACTGCTAGTGATGCTTCAACACCATTGGTGTCCATTCCACTGTCTATCAGTTCATCAATAAATAATACATTGATTGTACTGTACAGTGATTCGAATATATCACGGAATGCCCACGATAAACCTAAAATAAGTCTATTACGTTCACCACGTGACAAATTATCAAAATCTAAATCTCTACCTAACTCAGTAATTTCTACTGATAGATCACTTTGGAAACGAACCTCATGTGGTAATCCTAGTTTATCTAAGTATGTTTGTAGTCTTGTATTTAGAAAGTTTAAATTCTGGTCAATAATCTTTTTTCGAATGAAGCTATCTTTGTTAGTTAATAATTTCATTAGGAAATCTTGATGCTCACGATATGATACGAGTGTATTCATATTTGTATAATCTAATTCTTCAAGTGCACTTTCTCTCATTTCATCAATTTGTTCCGAATACGGATCTTCTAACAGTTTCTTTTGCTCAATCTGTTCTTCTAACATTCTGACTGAATTTTGATGTTCATAAGCATCATTCAGTGTTGTATAAAATACTGATGGTTTTTTGCCAAGATCTCCAATTTCAGCAACTATAGTTTCGTGTTTTTTTAGTTGCTCATTGTTTGTAAGTAATTGCATAGTAGCTTCTTGCTTTTGTTCTTCTTTTGATGCAAGGATGCTTTCTTGTTTATCATCATGCATTTCTTGACCACAAGCGTAGCAAGTATGTTCTTTCAGTAACTTGATTTCGCTTTTAAGTTTAGAAATAACTTTTTCTTGCCTTGCATCATCTGCATTAATACTACTTATCCAACGTGTAGCTTCATCTAACCGAGTTTTCTTTTCATTAAATTCTGTAATCAACGCATGATTCTTAATCTCTTCATCAATATCTATATGTGACAACGCATCTAGTCCTGATGTGAGGTCTTTGATGTCGGTTTCATGTTTCTGTGCCCACATACGTTGTCTACGTTCAATATCCTTGATAGATTTTAAAATACGTTCATTTGCATCTTCGATGGATTTTAGACGATACTCTTCATCCTTAATTTGATCCTTGGTAGATTTAATTTCATCACGCAAACATTCTGCTTTACGTGAAAGTTCAGTGATACCCAGTAGTTCTTCAATAATATCACGTTGATCACCAGCCCTCATACTGAGAAATGGTTCTGTGTATGTATTAAGAGCAACAATATGCTTAAACATGGAGTGTGAAATACCAATAATAGAATCAACTTCTACTTGTGTTTGTCGCATCTCGCCTTGTGCTTCATCTTCTGCATCATTGATATCAACGTTATCACGCTTTAATCTGAATACATTGGGTGATCTACCTCTCTCAATGCGATATTCACTTCCATTAAATATAAAATCAACAGTGACTAACATTCCTTTACCGTTAGTCTTGTTAATTAGGTTATTCTTTTTGATGTTCGTTAATGCGTTACCATATAGTCCGTATGATAACGCATTGATAAGAGTTGTCTTACCTGTACCGTTGCGTGAACCATCTCCGCCTAAGTCTAAATTGTTTCCTAGAACTAGAGATAACGAATCTCGTTCTAAATCAATTGCTTGCGTAACATTCCCTACACTCATAAAGTTTCTGATTGTAATATTTTTAATCTTTAGCAAAAGTAATCTACCTCTCTCTTGCGAATTGTCCTGATTGAATTGGGTCTAAACTAATTTCATTTATATTAACATATTCTGGTTGAGAAAGCAACCATAAAATAGTTTCTGCAATATATTTCACATCTAATAGTTTTCTGTCCGGGTGTTTTTTTATAACATTTGGTGTAGTTAGACTTCCAGGAGATAATAATGTAGTTCTTATATTTGAACCACCAATTGCCATGTAAGATAAATCTCGGTTATAGTTTTTTAATGCTTTCTTTTCTGTTGGGTATCTCCAAGTTCTTCCTTTAACACCTGTATCTGCTGTACTTCCTATATGTATGAAATGGGCAGCCAATTGTTCATCCTTAATACGATTATACATTGTCTCAGCCAAAAGAGTTTGTTGGAATTTCCACATAGCAGAATTGTTAATAAAGACATTACAATTTTCTGAGATAAAAAAGTCTGCTAGTTTATTTTGCGTTGTGGCTGAAGTAAGATCCCAATCATTTACCCTAGAAGCAGTAAAATAATCAATGTTATCCACAGTATCAAAAATATTACATATTTCTTTACAAAGCCCATATTCTTTATTTCCTGTTATTAAAACTCTCTTATAGTCCATTATAAATCTCTATTAATACATTCTTATCAAAAGTTCCATCTAATGATGTTAATTGTGACAATACAATCTGATCAATAGTTTCAAAATGTATCTCTGCTGAGGTATCTTCTTCATGTTCGTTTGACTTCACTGGGACAAGTGTTATGTCACGCAATGAATATGTTTCAATAAAGGTGTCTTTGATAAAATTTGCTTCCTCGTATGATATATCAATATCAAGCGATACTTTAACTGTAGACTTAGGCAACAGATACTTATCTGGATCATCTAATAACTTTGAAAGTTTTATTGTTTTGTATTTCGGTGCATCTTCCCAAGCATAGAACTCAGGCTTACCGCCCCATTCCAAAAACATCCACCCGCGGTCATCGTCCCACGCATCAGAGAAGTTATGTGGGAAAGCATTACCAGTATAGATAATATTACCTTTAACTTGTCTTTGATGAAAGTGACCTGTGAATACATAATCTTGGTGTGAGAACATTTCTCGCTTCAGTCCACCATGGTCTGGCATTTCTACCATAGCATTTAGTTTGAATGTAGGTAGTTCAAAGTGACCAAACATATACTTGGATTTTATCTTTGGTACTTTCTTCCATTCATCTCCTATTAACCAACTTACTAGTGCAACATCACCAATAATGGTTGTATCGTCTACGACTGTGATATTTTCAAATTCTTTAGCAAATTCAACACTGCTAACTTCTCGGCTTTCACGATAAAATAGATCGTGATTACCTTTAATAAAGTAAACATTTTCAAAAGCATTATTAAGTTTACGTAAACTATCAATTGAATACTTCATAGTTGATATATTTAAACTGGCACGGTTATGATGCCAATCTCCACCGAAGATACATGTTTCGCAGCCATTCTTTTTTGCTTCTTGGATAAACCAATCAACAAAATCACTACAATCTTTATTGTGTTGCTGTGCGTTGTTTCGCATTCCAAAATGTATATCAGTAAAGTATGCTAATTTTTTGAATAAATTTTCATTCATCGTCTGCATAAATCTCTTTAATAGTTTCAGTTGGTATTTGGTCGTCTGTGATATTAGTTCTAATAATTTTCTTCCAGCGTTCTTGTGACTTCATTTCATGTTCAAGTTGTCTTGTCCAACTAGGTGCTTGGCCTGATTTCTCTAATAGATCATCTCTGATGCCTTGATTTTTCTTTTCAATATTAAGAACACGTGTAAATGAATTATTAACTGCCGCTGTGTAATATGCAAATGGATTATCTGATTTTGCTTCATTGAATTGTAAGCCAATTTGTGTCAACTGTAGTAATGCTTGGCCTCTCATTTCATCGATATATGTATAACCGCGCCAGTTACCACGCTGTGAATAGCGTTCTACTAATTTAATGTACATATTTGCCAATGTAGCAGTAATCTTACCAGATGTCAAGTCAAATTCTTTATCTTTATTGAAATGTGATATGCCCACTTCAGCAACTTCACCATTTCGAAGAATATAATGTTTATATGGTGGGAAATTTAATTTAACTTTGTGGTCTGCTACCGATTTAGGATTTAGTTTTCTTCCTGGTTGGTCTGGTATATGTTCGAATGTCATAACACGAAATACTAATTCTTCCTCGTTGAATGAATTTTTATCTACAGCAAAATCAACTTGTTTTTTCTTTTTATCAGTATTCAAATCCCACGCAGATCTTTGTATACGATCTGCTTTTGTCTGTCTAGCAACATCCATTAATGAATTTAATTCCGTTTTAATATCAAGTTCACCAGATATATTATCAATGATGACATCATATTGATTATACAGTTCACGGTCTTCGAACCATGAAAAATTAGATTTGGAAATATGAATTTGCTTTAGCATATCTCTGTTGTTTAAATAATTTTGCCGTCTGGCCATTTTTGTATTCTCCCAATTATTATTATAATTATACACTATTTTTATACATTTGTCAACCTATATAATATTTCTGAAATATACGTAGTTTATACCGTGATAAATACTGGTGTAATCTAGGAGAAACATATATGGCGTATAATCCATACATTGATCAGCAACCTGTAAATATCATTGATCCGAGTGGTCGATTGAAAGATAGTGGAATACGACAGTTTAACTTTCCGTATACTCCCACAGTTTCTAATATTATAAATACAAATTATTCACAAGCTGCCACAACACATTCTAACTTTCAGCAATCATTTTTTGAATCTGCAAATAATGCATCTTTTTCTGTTACTGCTCCTATATTAATTGAGAATGAAGATCAGGCATATCATATCTTACGTGCGTTGGACTTTTTTAGAGGTTCAATGAAAATGAGATTTGGTAAATTGGATAATGATAGAGGATTGCCGCCACCTGTTCTTAGATTTAATGCACACGGTATATTTCAAAATGTGCCTGTTGTATTAACTGATTTCACGTATAACTTGGATGCTGATGTATCTTATATCGAAATCGAAAATAAAGGAAAATCAGCAGCAGATGCAACAACAATGCGCAGCTTAGGTCAAAGGACAGGTAATGCAGCGGATGACGTTATGACTGCGGCAGGAAGACTACGTTCAGGAAACACTAATACATCAAACGAAACAATTAGAATGCCAGTTAATGGTACATTTGTATTTTCATTAATGGCTACATATTCTCCTAAAAGCATAAGAGAAAACTTTACATTGGATGCGTATCTAAAAGGAAATTTGAGAGGCAAAGGTTATGTATGATAACAGATCACCATGGAGAAATACTCCAATACTATTTAATAAAATTTTAGATATACAAAAGCCCAGATATATAATTAAAGATCCAATGGACATTGAGTATACAATCCCACAAAGATTGGATAACAGACCTGACCTTTTAAGTTATGAGACATATGGTACATCTAAATACTGGTGGATATTTGCACTTCGTAATCCGGATATCATCCAAGATCCAATAAATGATTTTACTCCTGGTAAAGTTATACGTATTCCTAAAAAAACTAATATAGATAGAATGGGCTAAAAATGTCTACTATACCCAGAAATCAAAGAAACAATAATCCCGGTAATATCAGGCTTGGCGGAAGCAATTGGGACGGTTCTGTGACAGGCAATGACACTGAATTTGTGACGTTTGCTACTCCTGAAATGGGAGTTCGTGCAATGGTTAAGACATTGCATACCTATCAAGACAGATATAATCTATCTAGTATAAGAGAAATTATATCACGGTGGGCACCATACGGAGAAAATGATACTGGTGGATACATTGATTTTGTTTCTAAAAATATGGGAATAGATCCAGACCTTCCACTTGAATTAAAGAAAGATCCTGCGATTACTGAAAAACTTGTAACCTCAATGATAAAAAAAGAGGGCGGCGTTGAATCATATGACTATTTTAAAAATTCTATCACTAAAGGTATTAAAATAGCAAACACATCAAGTGGTGCACCAGTAACAGTCGCAACTGTTGCAAATCATGAAGGAGACGATAGGTTCGATGGAGTTCCCAAACCAAGAGGAACGCCAGATTCACCCAGATTATCAGATATATTATCATTAGATACATCAGAAAATCGAGGATTTTTAAGCAGTGCTTCGCCCCTCCCTACTAGACTTACAGTTCCCACTATTGATCCACTGTCCAATGCTATTGTGGGTGGTGGTAACGGGGTTACACCTCATGATCGGAAATATCCTAATAAAGTTAACACAGACACAAAACCAAGTGAAGTGCCACAGTTAAAACAAGAGATACCCTTTTTTAGCGGAAGTGATTTCGCTACATTAAAGGAAGTGGTAAATGCTGCTGAGGAACATGAAATATTTTGGTATAATGAACTTGATAATTACGAAAATTATTCATATCACTTAGAACTATTCATGGTCCCAAAAGAGGATGCTGATAGATTTAATGAATTCGGTGTGTTAGATTTTGAAAAAACTATAACAGGTGGGTGGCCTGAAGAAAGTGTGAACAAAGTTACTATTGCACAATCAGCAACAACTACCGAATTTAACATTGATAATTTAACTTTAGAGAATTTAGGAACAGGTTCGGGGTCCGTTGCCAAAATGGTGGGTGTAGATTCACATCTTTCCTTTGATATCATTCAAATCGGAAATACTAGTCTAAATGATACATTGCACACATTTGCTAATCTTATGGGATATCCAAATATTGGTACAGCGGTATATTTTATTAAGATTTCATATAAAGGATACGACAACGACAATCCTAAAAACTCAACTAAGTTACCAATTGTAAAAGTTATTCCATTTTTAATTACCAGTTATAATGAGCTTAGTACTACTACAAATGCTACTGGAACCACCACAAGTTTAACAGGGACATCAGTAAATTATATTGCATCAACGCACGTTATTAATACAACAAAACACGACTTGAAATTTGATATTAAGCCTACACTAAATGAAACATTAAATTCGTTTGTTACTGAATTAAACAAAACTGCACGATTGGGTACTGGTTATAATGAATCACAAACTAGATATTTCAATAATTATAAAATTGAATTCAGTGCAAACTTCAAAGAGAGATTTGCAGAATCTAAAATGAATAATGAACTGGCAAATAAAAGTTCTGCAAGTACTGAAATTGCACGCCGTACTGCAGATGGTTTTAATATTGCAAAGCAAATTGGCCAAGTAACTGCTGGGGTTAGTATTGCGCATTTGTTATATGATATTTGTATACAATCATCAAAGGTCAAAGATGAACTTTTAATCAAAAATCCAAGTTTCTCATATGCAGTTCGTATTATACCCAAGGTTGAACAAAAAGAGTTCAATCTTATTACAAATAAATCTGCTTACGAAATTACATATTACATAACTATGCATCGTGAAATTATAATTCAGGATATTGTGGATCAAAGTATAAAAATTTCCGAAACACGTAAATTACTATCTGAAATATTTGACAAAGGCAGATGCAGAAAACTATATAATTACGAATATACGGGTCTTAATGACCAAATCCTAGATTTGACAGTATCATTGGACAGACAACTTGTTAAAAGTTACGGGGCACCAGGCGATGAGTATTCATGGAATAGGTTCTTAAAAGGTAATACTGATTTGTCTAATATTCTTACTAAAGAACAGTTCGCAAAATATCGTGAAGTAACTGGTCTTACAAATGAATTTGATAATAAACTAAAACGACAGAGTACGGACTTAGAAAATACAAGATCAGACCTATTAAGAAAACAAGATGAACTATTTGAAATCACTCGTAATAAAATGATTGCTGCTGAAAATAAAAACATCACTAGTGCTGATGATGCCATAGCAGTAAGCAATAGATATCAGAATATTGATTCATATGCAGATATGGCTGAGTTACAAAGAATTAATCCAGATTTATTTACTACCGTGCGTCAGGCAAATATTAGTGAAAATGAACAAAATCTTCGCCGCACTATTGAATTTTTGGGCAGTAAAGAAGAAAAATCTATGAATGATATTAAAGCAACAAAATCAAGTATCAGTGATAATAGAAACAAAGTGGAAGACATTGAAAATACTATAGCAGCACAATATGGTGTTGCTGTTAATGACGCTTTTAAAGAACGACAAGAATTTAATAAAAGAATTCGTTCTGATTTATTAAAACCAATAAATGGTATAATTCTTGCAGAAGAATTAGGCGCAGATTTATTTTCAGACTCAAATAAATTGTCGGACACTGATTTTGCATCAATGATGGATGCACTATCACTTAATAGTATTACATTTGAACGTGACATACTATCTAACATGCGGAATGGCACAACTATTTCATCATTTAGTTCGACTGATCTGAGTAACGTATCGTTAGCACGAAGTAAATTTAACGAATCTCTCAATGCCGATCTAAGTATGCAGCGCCTTGACATGACTATTAAAGGTGATCCGTTCTGGGTAGAATATTATGTGTCAGAGAAAACAAAAGAAGAAAAGTATGGCGAAAATAATAGTATTGATGGTATTAGAGGACATAATGCAAATGTGAATGGTACAAATTACATGATGTTGGTTGTTAACAAAGCAGATGGCGTGGATGAATTTGATAATATAAAAATTGATAATTTGGATATATTTTTATACATGGTTCAAAAAATAAAAAGTTCGTTCAGTAGAGGAGAATTTACACAAAATTTACAATGCATTAGGCAGCCAATACCTTCAAACTTTAAATCAACCACAGTTCCTAAAGGAACAATAGAAGGCGATGGTACAGGAGGACGAGGTGATCCACGTGGCTTTGGCGATCTGTTCGGTAGAGGTGGTGGTAATGGAGCGTCTGGCAGCGGTAAAGGTAGTGATGTAGTGGCAGGTATACCATCAGAATTTACTGGATTTTCCAATGAGACAAATAATGTTGCTAATGGTGCTTTTAAAAAACTTTCGGGAAGTTTATCTAGTCTTGCAGGTATTATGGCCGAGGCTTCTCCATTTCCAACAGCAGAACAAGCATCTAGGTTAACGACATTACTTAATGAAGCCGAACTTCTAAGTAATAATGGGTCAACTGAAGCAACAAAGGTAATCGCAGATATAAAATCAAAACTACGTGAAACATTTGGTCCACCAGAAGAAGCTAGTGATATTTTTCAAGAATTAGCAGATGATGGAACCCCACCATCACCTGAACTTATTGCACTACTAAACACTAAAATATATGATGGAGAAACAATAATAACACCTACAACGGTTGACCAAGATAGAGTTACAGAAATTATGAGTGAAATAGAAAATATTACTATTCAGAATACGAACAGTGTTACTGAAATGGTGCAAGACATTTCTGGACATGTTACACAAACTGTTGACACTCGTATTAATACGGAAACACCCACCCAAATGGTTTTAGAAAATTCAAACATGATGTTAGACGGTTCATTGCCATTACATTCTACTGAAGAATATAAGGACCCTAATTCACCAGTGGTAGATTATAACCCAGACCAATTAGCGGCACTGGATTTACCGGTTGACGTGGTAGAAGGCTATAGAGATGCTGCGGCTACTCGTAATGGAATAAAAGTTAGAAAATATATAGATAGTCTACCAGAAGACCAAGCAGAATTATTGAATTCTATTGATAATCCTTATACTGTTAAAACACTTCCATATGACGCACCAACTATTGAAACGATAGCAGCAACTCCTTTAAAAACACCCAGAGAAGCAATCATGCAAGCAAGAATTGAAGATGCACAAACACAAATGATAGCAGCAGCAGGTGGAAGTTATAATGATTTATCTGCTGATGAAAAACGTCATTACGAAAATTTGAGTGATGCTTATGATGCTATTGATGAAGCAGCACAATTGGATCCCATTCGTAATGAATCAAAATTAATTAAGATCAATAATGAATTAGATAAATCAATTAGAATATACAACGACAGATTAGCAGGCGGCGATAGTGAATGGAGTTGGACACAAGAAGAAGCAGAAGAAAAAACACAAATTGATAATACAGTATTAGAGAACATTTCAAATTTAGATAATGCACACTCAACCCCTATTGCAGACAGAGTGATAGTAGATGATAGCGGCAATGTAAATATTATGAAAGATATGTCTGTACTACCTGTTAAACCATCAGATGGATTTACATTGCCAATGGATTATTTAACTGACAATGATGAGTTCGTAATAACAGATCCACATTTAGCACAATATGAATTGGCAGAAAAAAATTGGGTAGATTTTAGAAAAGGCGAATTTGTTACTGTTAATGTAGTTGATCCGGCTAGTGGAAAGACATGGCAGATTGAGTTATATAGTAGTTTTGAAAATCCAGAACTTGCACAACAGTATGGAATAGATACTACCACTGTAGTAGCAGGCGAAACAATTTCGCAAGACGATCCGCGATACACTCAGTGGGCTGTAGGTAATTTAAGTAATATTAGAAATCAAATTGTTAACGAACTTCCACTTGTAACAACTGTAGAGATCCATAATGAGACAGCAGAAGAAAGTAAAAAACTTAAAGTTCCAATCTCCATAAACGATTTTGTATTACTAGAAGGTGAAGAGTAAAAATGTTAAAAGATGAAAATTTAAACAGTTTAGCTGGTGCATTACAAAAAGATAAACAGTCAAATCTTAACCCAGCACTGAAAAATATACAAAGTGGTATATACCACGCTATTACTGTGCATTCTAATCCAAAAACTGGCGAATTATATATTGACCCTGAGGGTAGAGGTAGATTAGCAGCATATGTCCCCAAGTTAGGTGGCAATATAGAATATCCCTTATATTTTCAATACGCTTCGCCATTTGGTGGTTCGGATAGTATGGGAAGTTATGGGTTACACGCTGTTCCGCCATCAGATGGCGTCACAATACTTGTGTTCTTTGCTGACAATGGAGAATTTAGTGAAGGGTATTGGTTTGCTGTGGCACAGGAAGTACCAGATATTGCATCTGGTGGCGCATCTGGCCCTCCCAAAGTAGATGGATCAGGACAAGGTGAAGGTGTATTTAAGAACCAACCTAGTGCAAAAATAAATCGTACCGAACTATCAAAGTTACAAGGTGCCGATACATCATCAATCGGTAACACTTCGGGAACTATAGAAGTTGCAACTGATATTAAAGATAGTGGGTTAACTCCAAAATTAGATGGTAAAGACGGAATGATAAAAGTCATTGAGGATGGTGAAGATCCAAATGACGAAGTGATTACTGGAAGAAATCAACGTAATGCTTCTAACAATAGTAATGATCCACGCAGCAGAGATCAGACACCGGAAAATCATCCAAGAAATATAAACACTGCTGTACAGGGAATATATGCCGATGGTGTAAGAGGACAAACAACTGCATCGCCATTGCGGAATGCAAGTTATAAAAAACCTAAACCAAATACAGTGTATGGTTTAAAAACGCCTGGATCTACAGTTCTTACAATGGATGATGGTAGTGTGGATGATGATGGTTTCGTACATCCAAATCAAATACGTTTACAGACAGGATCAGGATCAAGCATTATATTAGATGGCACCAATGATTTAATATATATGATTAATAGTACAGGTTCAGGGTGGATAGAAATTGGTGCTGGTGGCGAAGTAATGATATATGCACAAGGTTCCATGAGTATGAGAACAGAAAAAGATTTCAACATACGTGCAGACCAAAATATTAATATAGAGGCTGTAGAAAAAATAAACATTAAATCCGGCGACGATATCCAAGTAAATAGCGGAGACCAGATACATTTAAAAAGTGAAGGCTCTCAGTTCTTTGACACTGGCGGTAGTAATTTTACCAAAGTTAAAAGTAATATGTATGTTTCAACTGGTGGTATACTACATTTAAATGGTCCTCAGGCAGCAATGTCACCGGGAATTAATACAGTATCACACAATGATATTCAAAATTTAGAATCTACAACCATAGAAGATAGTATTTTATCTACTATGGTGTCACACGAACCCATGATAAGAAATAAACCTGCGCCTGCTAATACTAGTTCAAGTTCAGATGAAAGTAGTACTGTAAATGGTGGTAATATACCTGCAACTGCAGAAGATCCCAACAGCGTTGCTGTAAATGATAGTACTGTGGATCCGGAACAACAAAAAGTAAATGATGAAGCAATTCAGGAACAAGTTGGGAATGGCAATGGACAAGTAACATATTGGGAAAATTTTGCCGCGCAAACACGAAATCAAGCCATCAGAAATGAATTGTTTAGTATATTAGAACAAGCCGCTAGTTCTGCCAGTGTTGATGTAGTTATATTTTCAGGTGGACAGGATCCTGCAGGCCCCGGAGCAAGACGTACAGGTAGTACACGACATGACAATGGTTATGGTGTAGATGTTTGGTTATACAGTGGATCAGGTAAATTAAGTTCACGTTCAAGTAATGATATACCAATTATAAAGAAATTTGTAAAAGCATGCTTTGACTCAGGTGCAAATGCAGTTGGGGTTGGTCCAGGTTATATGAACGATGTTGGGGTACACGTGGATATTGCAACATATAAATCTGACCAAGGAATTTGGGGATCAACACACGCATTTAACTCAGCGCCAGGTTGGTTATTATCAGCAAGAAATGAAAGTAATTGGAGAGCATAAAATGATTTATGATAAGAGAAAAGGTTCACTTTTAAATTATATCCAATTACCATTACATACAATAACGCCATACGGAACATATCTGGGAACTGGATATGATAATAATGGTAATCCCACGTATATACTATCGTATACACGTGTTACTTCATTTGCAGTGAATGAACTTATATTTTCTAATTTGAGTAAGAACGCTATTATAAATGATGTTATTCCTACTTTAGAAATAAAAAATGGTATTATAGGATATAATTATCAGATACCTGATGTAGAATTTAGATATGGTTATATCACATCGTCTGCTAAGAGAGTTTCTATTGAAAGCCAAAAAATAACAAAGCAATCCGCACAGATAATTTTAGAAAAACAATTACGTGCTATTGGAAATGTACTAGAACAATTTGTTACTCAGCCACTTGGGCAACCACAATATGATGCATTGATTCATTATTTTTATTATGAAGGTGTAAATAAAATACCCAATCATAATATTATTAATTTAATTAATAATGAGAAATGGTTTGACGTTACTGATGAAATACAGAGCAATATTAAAAGAAAAAACGGCAAAGTCGATGAACGACTTGCCGCTTTAAGAATTAAGACTGCTAAAATGTTTAGTTACGTTCCGGGCTTTAGTTAATCAGGTCGTTGGTCGATAACTTTGTCTACTAAACCATATGCTAGTGCTTCGTGGGGATCCATAAAATTATCACGTTCCATAGCAGCAAGCATTTCTTCCAGAGTTTTACCCGCTGAGTTATGCTTTACATAAATCTGTGTTAGTGATTGTTTCATCTTTAGAATTTCTTTAACTTGAATTTCCATATCAGTTGCCTGACCGCCTGCGCCGCCACTCGGTTGATGAATCATATGTCGTGCATTAGGCAGAATATATCTTTTACCTGCTGCACCAGCCGTAGCAAGTAATGAACCCATTGAACACGCTTGTCCCATTACTGTTGTACTAACATCTGGTTTAATGAATTGCATTGTATCGTAAATTGCCATACCGGCAGTTACTGCGCCGCCTGGTGAGTTAATATAAAAATGAATATCTTTTTCTGGATTTTCGCTTTCCATAAACAACAATTGCGCACACAATAAGTCTGCTTGATAATCATTGACTTCACCAGTCAAAAAGATAACACGCTCTTTGAGAAGTCGTGAAAAAATATCGTAACTTCGTTCGCCGTTAGCGGTTTGGTCGACGACCATTGGTACTAGAGTTGGCATTAATTATTCCTTATTTGTTTTTGAAGATTTGAGTTTTCGAATCTCTTCTCTTAGTTCCGTAATACGATCATACGCATTATATAAATTCTTCTGAAGTTCATTAATTTCTCGCCTGTACATTTCTTCAGATGTAATTGTTGTTAACTTAGTTGATCCTAGGTTATTACTTTTTTTAATAAGTTCCAGTTGTATTATTTTGTTTTTATCCTTCATTGTTAATACTCCTAATATATTAATAATATATTAAAAATTATTACTTGTCAAGCACTTTTTCCAAATATACGTAGTTTATACAATGATAAATACTCTTAACGAAATATTTAAAATTGAGAGAACAAATGGCAGTTAATTTTGCAGGATTTAGTACAAAAAATAAAAAAGCAATTAATCATAATCTTTATGGCAAAGATTTGATAATTGAAGATTTGATGAATCATTTAATGACACGTAAAGGTGAGCGTATTATGATGCCAACATATGGTAGTATTATCCATGACTTAATTTTTGAACCATTAACTTCAGAAATTAAAGATATAATTGACATTGATATAAATTCTATTATAGATGAAGATCCCAGGGTAACGATTAACACCCTTGATATATCAGACGATGACCACAGTTTAAACATAAAATTATCAGTTTCTATCATTCCAACTGGTGAACAAGTTGAACTTACAGTAAATTTAGAAAGAGAATAAAATGAGCCAAGAAAGAGTTGATAACTTATTCGCTAGTGAAAGTTGGAGTGCAGTTTATACTGCCTATAGTAACATTAGTCTTAAAGCATATGATTTTGACACGATACGAGAAGCATTACTTGCGTATGTACAGCAAACATATCCAGATAAATTTAATGATTTTATTGCAAGTTCTGAATTTATCGCAATCTTAGATTTGGTTGCGTATTTAGGACATTCATTATCGTTCAGATTGGACATGAATACTCGTGAAAATTTCTTAGATACTGCGGAGCGCCGTGAATCAATTCTTCGTATGGCAAAGAACCTGGGCTATATTAAGACACGCCCTATCAACGCACGTGGTTATATGAAAATTACTAGTGTTACTACTAATCAAGATGTAACAGATAACGAGGGCAATTCTTTAGCAAATACTACAGTAAATTGGAATGATGCAAATAATGCTGACTGGTATGAAAATTTTATAACGATATTAGACTCATCGTTTTCTAACAATTCTAAAGTACAAGACCCAACGGCAACTCTAAATTTTCTAGGCATCGAAAATAATATATATGAAATCAATGAAAACCCTCTAACTAAACGTTTTAATTATCCTTTTACAGCNGAAATTGCTGGCAGTAGTAGAAAATTTGAAACTACTAAAGTAGAAATATCAGATGATATTATTGGTGAAGCAGAACCCAACGTTTCTAAAAAATTCACAATTATTAATCGCAATGATAACCTAGGGCCAGCAAGTGATAGAACTGGATTTTTTGTATATGCAAAAGCCGGCGAAATGAATTTTAGTGATTATACATATGATTTAAAATTATCTAACAGAACCCAAAATATTGATGTTATTGATATATCAAATACAGATGTTTGGATTCAACGTACTGATAGTAACAGAAATTATATATCATCTGTAACAACAGTCGATAATGATAGCAGAGAAACTGCTATATACAATTCATTGAGAACTGGTAGTGGTGATTTGGCAAGTGTAACTACTAATATTGACAATAGTATCGCAATTAATTTCCCCGATGGTATTTTTGGTAATGCAGCATATGGTAATTATCGTATTTGGTATAGACAAACATCAAATGAAAATTTCACAGTAAATGCAAACGATATCGCAGAAGTTTCAATTACAGTGCCATACATTGGTGGCGATAATCGTCCATATGACATGACATTGACAATGACAACAACTAGCGACTTTAGTGAAAATTATGCGGCTGAAACTTTCGAGAGTGTTAGACGTATTGCACCAAGAGCATATTATTCACAGGATAGAATGGTAAACGCGCAGGATTATAATATATATCCTCTTACTCTTGGTTCAAATGTTATATCAAAAATGAAAGCAGTTAATACTACATTCGCTGGTAAATCTCGTTTCTTTGAAATGGATGATGTAACTGGTAATCATAGTAATTTAAGTGCTACTGGTACTGATGGTAGTGTATTCTTAGAAGATGATATTATAACAATGAACATCAGTTTTAATCGCCAAAATGGACAGATTGATAATTTCATTAGAAATAAAATTACTGAAGTGTTGAAACATCCAAGCTTGATGAATTTATATTATTTTGAAAATATGTATAATCCAGTATCTACTATCCTAACTCCAAATTTGAATTTTACTGTGCGTAGTACAAATGCTAGTATAATTGATACCGTATCATCAACTTCATTGGGTACAGTATACATGTATCCAGGCGATCATATTTTAACTCAGGGCGCGAATGAAAAAGAATTATATTGGACAAAAATTAGAAACATTGAAAGTAGTGTCGTAGGATCAGCGGTTGATTCATATTTCATTGAAAATATTCTACCCGAAACTACAGGTAGTATTGAAAAAATAGTACGTGCGTATAGAACACGATTTGAAGCAGATGAAATAAAAAATATTAAAACTGATAAAATAGAAGACTTGTCAGTTCAGAGCTTTATTATAAAGTATGTTCCTAAAAGTAATACATCTGTTTGGGAATGGAAACTACACGATGAAGTAAACGATGTTGCATTGGTAGAAGGAAAAGATATTTATATATCATTTACATATGTGCCAGGCGTTAGAGAAAATGAAGCGGAATATGTCGCTACATTTACAGGTAAGAAAATAGTATTTGATAGTAAAAAACAAGTAAAATTCTTTTATAACAATGATAAATTAGTTGTGGATAATGAAACTAACTTAGCGGAACGTGATAAACTATTTTTGAAATATTATACTACTATTGCAAATGATTCATCTAACGGGCTAAATGAATTAATTAATATAGGTACTGCACAAGTTAGTAATGTAGTAACCCCAGGAGATAATACAGTAACATTTGATGCAGATTTTGCTGACACTGGAGCAGTAATTACACATAACTTTGTTAATAATACATCAGCATACACTGTAACAAGTACTCAACATAAACTCATATCGCCTCTGGGAGTGGAATACCCAATTTCACCTATAGCACCATCATCTGATACTGTTATTGGCGACACGCCTGATTATACTGTAAGTTATGATAAAGATGGACTAAGTGAATTATTGGTTTTAAATGATTATGATGATAATCACGCAGTTGAAGATAGTGACGAATATGTGTATTCAAGTACAGTTGTAACAATCGTCGATAGTGGAAATTTAGCAGAAGGTTTTACATATACAACTACTTATACACAGAACGATTTCGAACTTGAAGGTTTTAAAGGTAATTTAACCAATGCATATTTTGATCTCGCATCACCCAATAATTTTGCATGGGTTGATTCTTCTGAATTACCAGCTGGTAAAACAATAGACACTGCAATAGCAGGCGATACAGGTGTACAAACTGAGTTTGGTAGATCATCAGATGGAGTAAATTATGAATTTACTTTCACCGACATGACTGCTAATGGATGGTCAATCAGAAATCATAACTTGACAGGGGATGATCCGGATAATCCAGACAATGATGTATACTGGAAACAATTTGCGTTTGGTGAAATAAACTTCCCTGCAGACAATATTAATTTAAATAATTTAATATTAACCGATATTAATAATAATCAAATAAGTCTTGATGATTGTGAAGTAACCCAAAATAATGGATCTTATACAATTATTTTCTGGACAGTTGACCCTGGTATTGGTAATAATATCAATGTTAGAAGTATCGGTGGGTCTGCAGTATTTACTGATTTCTTAGTACGAGTAGAACGTAGTTTAATGCCGATAGATGCAGACAGACTACAATCATATGCTGATGTAGAATCATATGTGTATGATTCATATATCACCCCAGCAGGTTATGTTGATTACACAAAAGTTAAATTAACAAGTATGAATATTGATCGTGACCCACACGGTATGCTACAAGTATTTACTAATTTAGATAATGTAGATAATGATGAGTTAGGCGATGTATCTGAAGTAGAATTCTCTCATATTGTTTTAGAACAATATACAGACGTTGATAATATTGTATATGAACGTGTTAGTGATAGAATTGTAGCTACAAACCAAGCACAGTCTGATAGAATACCAGAAACAGCAGTAATTAGATTCTATATAGAAAGTGACGATCTTGATATTAATGAAGGTGAATGGCAAAGACGTTTCGGTTCAGGATGGGAAGAATTGCCCACTAGCCAATATACACTTGTAAACTCTCCTGCAAAGGATAAAATAATTTATGCTGGTAATCAATATAGAGTTGTTATAGGCAGAAGTTATGTCGAAGATAAATTCATGACATTCAGATGGGATCACTATGCTGACATTGATAAGAGAATTGATCCAAGTACAAGTAATATCATTGATATGTATGTACTAGGCACTGATTACGTCAGACGAGTAAATGCTTGGATAGATGGCGGTTTCTCTGATATAGTTCCATTAGCGCCAAATAACTTTGAACTAACTAAGATTATGGAAAGTATTAATCCCAAAGCAAGTATATCAGACCATATTAGTTATATACCCGTTAAGTTTAAATATCTATTTGGTTCTTTTGCTGCATCCGAAAACCAAGCAGTATTCAAAGTTGTTAAAAAAGAAGGTACATCATACAGTGATAGTGAAATAAAAACTTCGGTGGCAAATGCAGTTAATACATTCTTTGATATAGACAATTGGGATTTTGGAGAAACATTCTACTTTTCAGAATTAGCATCTTACATCCATAAATCATTGCCGAATCATATTTCTTCAGTCGTGATCACACCAAAATATCAAACAAGTGAGTTTACAAACTTGCTAAGTATTAGTAGTGAACCTACAGAAATATTCTTGAGTATAACAACATCAAAAGATGTTAAGATTATATCTAGTATAGTAGCATCAGAATTATTGGGCGAATAAAAAATGGCAAATAATAAAATTTATAATCTCTTACCGGCGCACCTGCAAAATAAAGAGTTGGAAACGATTTTTGACTCTACTCTAGAAAGAGCATTTTCTAAGGGTAGTATAGAAAAGACAAAAGCTTTTATTGGTAGAAAAGAAAAAGGGGTGTATAGTGAAACAGACTCATATATATCATTTCCTGAACATCTCTTCCAAAGAGACAATTATGGTTTCGAACCAGTGTTTTCAAACACTGCTATAGGGGACAATATATTTTATGATGATTTATTAAACTCACTGTATAATAAAGGTGCACTTACAAATGACCACAGAAGATTATTTAAATCAGACACATATACTATTAACCTACCAGTTGACATTGATAAGTTTATCAATTGGGAATTATATTATTGGGTAGACAATGGATTTACTAGTGAGTATGCATTATATGAATTTAAAGAATATGATGCGGGGTTATCAGGTTGGATTAAACAAAAGCCATATGTAATTAAAAGTAATTCACAATATCTATTGGGTGAAGTGCCTGTACCTTCATTTGGTGATAATGGTGAGTATGCTGTTGTAATAAAACAGTCAAGTATAGTTTATTGGAAAAAGGATAGTATCGAAGGATGGACACGTGTTGGGACAACTGATGCCGGTTCATCGCCGTTTACTGCAACTGATGAAAGACCCGTATCTCCTACTCTTGGCGACACGTATGTAAATACAAATGAACTGCGTATCACATTACTAAAAAATAATAAAACTTTCGTCCTCAAAGACACTATTTACGATAGATGGAATATTGATGTAAATCCCTACGCCCTAAGATTTTCAGATACATCTATTGGTTTGTTGAGTTTAATAGAATACAGAAGCAATTCACAAGACAGTACCCCAGACTGGGAACTATACGATGGTGAAGAATTTGTATTTAATTTAGGAAATAGTAATGACACACATTACATAACAATTGATAAAAATACAGATAGAACTACTAAAACAAATTGGTGGAGTGATAGAAATTCTTGGTATCATTATGAAGACATTCGTATGTATATTAATGATGATAGCAAATCTTATATTACACAAGCAAAGAGACCAATTATCGAATTCGATAAGAGTTTGGAATTAAGTGTGACTAGTAGTAATGCAGAATCTTGGGCGGTTCCAACATTTAAAATGTATGACGCTGAATTAAATTATCTTAATGATTATAATATATTTCATTATGTAGAAGATGAAGATAGTGTTATAGATAATTTCTTATCAATACGTGCATTATTAACACCAGGTGATTATGCTAGTGAGTTTACATTTAATATTGATATGCCCGACACAGCTAGTTTTAAAACCGACACAGGTTATCATAAACTTTATATTAAGTCTGAATTTGATTATAGAAATTTACGCCATGAATATGGAACTGCAACACACTTACAACTAGAGTTATTACAAGAACCCAAATCGTCCGACACGATAGATGTTTACGTGGATGGCATTAAACAAATAGGTAACTATATCTATACTTCTAATATTATTACATTCATTGAACCTGTCACAGGTTATGTTTATGTTGACTTTACTACAAAAGATAATGTTTTTGTTGATGGCGATGGTGCGTGGCAACGCATTGATCCAGCACTTGAGTATAACCCTGATAACTTATTTCATAACAATACAAACTTTACATTTTCTACAATTTATGAGCATATGCTACGACAGTTATCAACTACAGTGGGATTAACAGGAAATCCAAATGCTGTGAATAACTATCGTGCTATTGGTGATAATACAGATAAGATGCGCAATAATAAGTACGGTTCTGTTATGGTCCGTAACTCTATTGATATTAAGAATGCTTATTTTTCAATTACCCGGGACGATTACAATCCATTCGCAGCGGTTGAATATCTTTCAGTATCATATAATAATTACAAAAATAAATTAATAACAACAGTACAGGATATTCTATCTGATGCTGCAAGTGAATCAAAATCTGATGATTTTATTCTTGACGAAGCAATTGCACAGATCTCACGTATTAAGAGAGAAAATATTAGTGTATTCACTGGCAGTCGTATGATAAATTATGGTAATTTTCCAAATCATTATATAACTGCAAATGTTAATCCAGTTGTTCCTGGCGCATCAACACAATTTGTGCCCAACAGTATATCTACTGAGATTGTAGACGAAAAAAATCTATCAATATACGTTAACGGTGTACTTTCAACGGATGTTAAATTAATTAATGGTATTGAAATTTCATTTGATGACACTATAATTTCAGATGGTGATGTTATTGAAACTAGATATTACAAGTTAATTCAAGAAACATTTATTCCACCCAGTGCTACAAAACTTGGTATCTCTGCTGTTTATGAGCCTGGGTATATTATTGACCAAGAATTTAATACGCCACAAACAATGTTAATTGGCCATGATGGTTCTAGAATGTTATGTTGGGGTGATAGAACAGATTCTATTTTACTATTGTTTGAAAAATTGGTATATAATCGTATAGAAAAAAATACTAAAAACACCTCTCTTAGTAATATTAAATATGGTATGTACAGAGATAGTACAACCGAATATTCAATGAATGAGAAAAAGTTTACAATGTATCCATTCTTTAAGAAGTGGATGCTGAGAAATAATATTGATAATCTATATAATACTGATTTTGATATTGATGACTATAAGACATGGAATTATCGTGCAAGTAATGATTCTGTCCCAGGCTACTGGAGAGGTATATTCCAATATGCTTATGGCACAGAGACACCTCTATTAGAACCCTGGGTAACTGTTGGATATAGTGTTATACCTGAGGGTTTTGAAACTAATCCAGTTCGTTATAATGACATAGAATTTTGGAATAATTTAAAAACAACATATTCTACAACGTGGCCAATTCCAGTGGACAGTTCTGGTAATTTAAAAAATATCAATGAATTATTCTTTAATTCTCAATTAACAACTGCGGATTATGCGCTAATGTATCAAGATTGGGAATTTGGTGATGGCTCGCCTATTGAGCAAGCATGGAGACGCAGTAGCGAATATCCTTTTATTGAGTTTTTATTATCAATGATAACTAAGCCATTTGAGATTATTGATGTATATTCAAGTGAATTAAATGACATTATTAAAATATATCACAAGGTAGAAGGCATTGATACCGATACAATTACAAATGAACAAAATGGTTATGAATTTAAACTGGGATCAAAGTTAGGCGGCTTTGTTAATAACTTTAAATTAAGTAGTGAGAATTCAACATTGTCTAATTCTAGGTATACTGAAATACCAAGAGATAATTATGATTTATTCATACATAGCGGTGAACCAAATCGTAGTGAAAGTTTTAGTGCTATTGTAATAGAAAAAGTTTCACTGGATGTATCGTATCCAAACTATAGTTTGTCAGATATCGCATCCTATAGCCAAGGTGATGTTGTATATAATACATCTGACAATAGATATTACAAACGAAAAATACTACAACCAACAGATAAAGAAATATCTGCTGTGATTAATTTTGATTACAATGGGTGGACATTAGTATCACAGCCCAAAGTTAAAAATTATGGATATAGAATTAATGGGTATGATGAATTTAATCCTCAATTTTACAGTATGAATTGGGATAAAACGTCACCATCAAAATCTTGGAGCACATTGGGCGACAAAGCAGTTATCAATGATTGGCAAGCAGGTTCATTTTACACGCTAGATTCTTATACAGTTTATGATGGTGTACCATATATATCTCTAGTAGACCATACCGGTTCGGCTTCATTCAACGATGATCTAAATGATTATTGGAAACGTTTAGTATCTTGGCCTAGAGTTAACCAGGTAACTGCAAATGGTTATAATGAAACATTACCCGATCAAATTCGTACTCATAATTATGGTGATGTA